CTTCGTTTGTTGTTATTACTCCTTTTGGTTCTAAATGCACTTTGCGCACGTTTGAAGGTTGCGCTATCTTCCATGCTGTTCTACGTGCCTGATTCAATCTATTCTTAGCAATACGTGAAACGCTTACTGAATTATTTTGATTACCACCCAACACGTGAAAATGTGTCACGTCTTCACCTACATAAATTCCTACGTGTCCGCCACCGTTTCTTTTGAATGTAAGAACATCTCCTAACATAGGCTCAGTTACTTTAGTTCCGTATTTATTCCAGTTTAAAGCCCATAACGGACGTTCTACTACTTCTAATCCTGCAGCATGACAACAATAAGCTACAAAAAGACCACACCAAGGTATCTCATCATTCGTGTAAACGTTTGATAAACCTAAGTCTTTAGCCCAACCTAATATTATAGGGTTATGCGTTTTACCCACAAACTCTTTAACTCCAAGTTGTTTAACTGCTTGAACTAATATCTTAGGAGCTGTTTCTTTTTTTAACCAGTCGTAACTCATTCTTCGTTTATTTCGTCTTTTGGTATTATAGCAACAACTGAAGTATCTTTAATTTCTTTAGTTGCAGAAGAAGTTTTATCTTTTCCATAACAATCGTAAAGTCTATGTTTAAGGTCTTGAACGTCGCTATGTGTGTACCATAACCATAATGCAAGTACTCCCGTTGCTCCTTGCTTTTTAATTATTTCTAATATTTGTGTAATTGGTAGCATTTAATTAATTTTAGAAAGGTGGTGGTGTTGGTTTTGGTTCGTAGGGAATCAAATCAAGGTCTTTAACCCAAAGGTAATCAGGGTTTACACATTGCTCCATCTCCTCTACTGAAATAATCCAATTATCATTCAAGTCCTGAATAGGATTGAAATAAGAGTCAGGTGCGTACCATTGACCGACTAATTCGTCTTTTTGTAATTCTGTCAATAATCCGACATAGGTCAATTTTTGTTCTGTTGTTAAATCTGTTAGTTTCATACTTGACGTCCTAAAGTTGTTTGGAATGCTTGTACTGCTGTGTAAAAGTTAGCTGCTTCGGTGTCTGTTAAGCCTTGCCCTATACTTGCAAAAGCTATTTGCTTAGCTGAGTAATAATTATTGACTCCGTTTTCATTAAAAGCACCAATACTATAATTAAAATTAGCTAAAGGAGTATAAGACACAGTTGTTCCTGTTACGGCTTTTGTTGAATTTCTCCAACCATTTACAACATTTGAAGCTGTCCTATTTGCTAAATAAAATCCTCTTGAATCGGCATCAGAATATGTTATATAAGAAGCTTGTGAATTTACTCTATAATATGTAAGTCCTGAAGCTCTTAAAAATATTCCGCTGCCCCCTTCAAATACTCCACCAGTTACTCCAAGTTCACATTGCAAACTACTTGTTCCTGTTGTTCTTGAGTATACACTTATACTATGAGAGTTTAAAGATGCATTTGTTAATAGATTATAACCTGTGTTACCCCATCCATTAACACCTCCAAATTGAACACCTAAATTACTATGAGTAACACCTCCATTCCATCCTATTTGATATTGTGCTGTATTTTTAAGATTGTAAGAATGAGTAGTAGCCGTACCACCAACAAAAGGATATAAAGCAGAAAATTTACTCCAAATCGAATAACCTTTCAAGTCAACTACCAAAGTATTGATTGCCGCTTGTTGAGTAGGGTCTGTTATTGCAGCCGCTGTAATGAATGCTTGAGCGTCTGGGTCTGTTGTAACACCTACAATATCAGTTAAACCCGCCCAACTATCTGCGTGTATATCACCCCAACCAATAGCGTTATTAGCACCTTGCCCCCAACCTATTGCGTTGTTTGCTGCTCCGTCACCCCATCCGTTACTATTTGCCATACTTTATTAACTTAATGATTCGTGTTTTGTCCTATATGCTAAATTTTCTTACTGCACGCACATAATTACTTACACTCTTTGTATTATTTGCGTATGAGCCAAATCTAATATCTAAAACAACTGAAGTAGTGCTGTTAACTTCAGTGCTTGTCCAATATACATTATTTAAAATTTCAGTAGCACCACTTATTGAACCAAAAGATGAATTTCCTGATAGTGTTTTATTTACATTAAATCTATTATTAAACAATAAATTTAATTCATCAAAAGAAGGTAAATACCAATCCGATTTACTATTGTTTGTTGAATCTAAACATAATTTAGCAGCGCTTGAAGTATGTCCTGATTGACCAACTATTGCATTTGAATTACTTAATCCATCCCAAGTACTTTGAGCTGTTGCGCCTATCAATGTTGAAGCAACATTACTCCATGCTGAACTTGTACTTAAATCAGTTGTGTCAACAACTAAATAATATTGAACACCATTATCAATATATCTATGAAAAACAACTCCACCCTCAGAAGATACATATTGTCCTATTTCGTAAGTATAACCAGTTCTTGCAGTCCAGCTTAATGTACCCGTTCCATTTGTTGACAAAACCTGCCCACTCGTTCCATCTGCTGTTGGTAAAGTGTAGGTAGTGTTTGTACTTAAACTATTAGCAGCTTTTAAACCTACATAATTTGTTCCGTTTGAAAACCCCTCGTAAAATAAAACTTCTTTTGCTGTTGATCCTGCTGTGTCTCTTAAAACTAAATTGCTTTCTATTTTTGTAGTTCCAGTTCCGTTTGGATTTATAATAACATCTTGGTCTGAATCACTTGTAATAGTATGTCCGTTAACATCTAAGTTACCGCCTAATTGTGGCGAAGTATCTAAACTCAATTCATTAATTTGAGCACCCGTTACATACTTAGTATCGTAAGTAGTGCCATTAAAGTCTGCTATTGGAATTCTATCTGTGCTTTCAACCTTTGCCGCTTTCGCCGTTAGTTGACTTATCTTTACGTCCGCCATTTATTTTGTTTAAATAAATTTGTAATTTTTTAATATTTTCAGCCTTAGGCTTGTATTTCTTTAAATGAACCATCCAAAATAGTTGTTTTGTGTATCAGGGTACATATCCCCATTTGAATTTAAGTTGTATTCAGGAAATAAGTCTTGATTAAAACTCATGTAATCAATAAATCTTTCCGTGTAGTGTTGAGCTATTGAACGCTCTTTTTCTATTAAGAAATCAATTTCGTCTTTTTCTACGTTTGTAGCGTTCTCGCTATTGTGTTTAAATACGCCTTTATTAGCGATTGTATACGCTGCGAAAGGTAAGTATTCAACCATCGCCCAATGAATAAGCATCGGTTTAATATACGTAACTAAAAGGTTTTTATAGTTTGTAGGTATGTCGTAAATTGAACTTATTGTAACCGCTCCATTTGTGCCGCCCGTTACAGTTGCCGTACTTCCTACCGTGTAACCAGTTCCAGCCGTGTTAATTGTGGCTACCGTAATTAAACCACCAGCCGCCGTAATATTTAGTTTTAAACCCGTTCCCGCTGTGCTTGTTGTATTTATAGCCGTTCCCGTAGTGTAACCCGTTCCTTGGTTGCTAATTGTAATAGCTGTTGGTATTCCTGAATAAGCTAAAATAATTTCGGACTTTAGTTTATCAAGTAACTTAGTGCCTAAGTATGTTTGAATGTGAATATCCTGAGCGACTTTAATCCATTGAATAAAGTTATCCGTGTCTACGTTGCCATTCATAGCAGTAAACTTTACAACATCGTCTCTCGTAATTAATAATGCTTCTGCCATATTTTAATCTTTTGGTAAAAACCCTCTATTTGGCATATCAATAGGTCTTTGACTTACCAAGTTTGGATTCTTAATTACATAACCTAATTTTTCAGCTTTTCTTGAAGCTACTTGTCTTGCTCTTGGAGAATAAACATCGATACCTACGCCTTCAAAACTTGCATACACTCGTTTGTTCCATCTATGGTGACAATTACCACCACCTTTATACAACCAAATAGAATAAGTGTCTGCGCCCCGTGGACCCCAACCTGCATTTACAACGTTGTTACCCATTCTTAAAATATCTTCTTTACGATATATCTTATTAGCCTTAATCATTTGATTGCAAAAAGGTCTCGTCTTTTCGGTAGTTTCACCTGCGTAAACATAACGAGTAATGAATTTAATACCTTCGATATTTTCGTCTTGCTCACTTTTTGAGTTAGGAAAAGCCGAACCAGTACTAACAAGGTTAACAACCTTAGACAATAAACTTTGTTTTACTTCTCCGCTTAAAATCTCGTTTTCCTTTTCGTCTGTATCATAGTCAACCTCAAACTCATCAATAAGCAACCATTCAGAACTTTCGTCTTCGCCTAATTCTATTAAAGGATTTACTGCGCTTAATTCCGTGCCAGTTTCCTCTGCTACTTGTTCCTCGGTTTGTGCGTTTTCTAAGTCCATGAACTCCAAAGGCTGTAAAGTCTTAAAGAATAACTTTAAAGAAATACCGTTGTAAGCTAATATTCTATCAAAAGCCTCAAGTAATTCATCTTGCATAGGCTTAATAACCATGTTATCAAACAAAATACTTGAGTTTTTAAGCTCATCAGCATTTGAACTAAAGCCTGTTGTTGTAGCAATACCAAATAAAAGCGGACTTGTTACATTATGTCCTAACATAATCTTACGTAAACACTCTTCACTTAAATACGAATAATGTTCAGGTGCATCGTTTAATGGAATATCGTCTACAGTTGTTTTGCTTGTTTCACTTGCATTAAATGCTACAATCGTTCGCAGTCCTTTAGAACCTGTTAATTGCGCGTTTACTTTGCTTGTAATTATACTTTGTTGTTCCTCGGTAGGTATACCATTGTTGAAGTTTATAACCTTTGTACCGCTGAATCCATGTTGAACTTCATTAATCAAATAGTCTGCAATTTCCTCTTCTAATTTAGCGTAAGGAATAGCACCCTGATAATCAGGATAGGCGTAATACTTCATTCCTACCGTGTAAGGTTTCACAAAAAGTATTTCTATTTGCTCGTTTGAGAATCCATAAGCAGGTATTCTTTTAGGTGCGTACTTTTTAACATCCAACCAATTATCCGAGTAGTAATAGCCTTCTATTTCTCCGTCTTTATTACACTTTTCAGCACGTAAAAGATTAACTGGCATATGATATGCCTTAAGTATTTTTTTATGGTCTTTAGAGTAATGTATTTGAATAGCGCATTGCCCTAACATTTTTCTATCCACTACTAATTTACGAACGCAATCAGGGTGAAGTAAAGCCATCATTTGAGCGTACTCATTTGGCTTTTTGCTTGCATCTAACGCGCTCAAACCACGTCCATAAACTAATCTACTAATATTGTTTATAATGGCGTTATTCGTAGTTGAATACGTGTATCTGTCAATTAGATAT